CACAGCAGTGGGTTGACCCACTTTTCGCATGATCTACGTCCCCCGCGTCTATCAGCGCCCGATGTCGCATTTCATATTCGACAAGCCACGGGTCAACATTTTTGCGGGAATGGGCACGGGCAAGACCCCTGCTGTGCTGGATGCCGTGTGCGACCTGCTGCTGTTCGGCATGGTCAAGCGGGTGCTGGTGGTGGCACCCAAGCGGGTAGCGCAACACACATGGCCCGGCGAGATTCGTGTGTTCCAAGAGTCGTTCGGCCACCTGACAATGGCCGTGGCCGTGGGCACCGACGCACAGCGCCGCGCAGCCATCGAGTCAGACGCGGTGATCGTGACCATCAACTATGAGGTCATGGAGTGGTTGATCGAAAACTACGGGCACCGCTGGCCGTTTGACATGATCGTGTGCGACGAGGCGACAAAAAATAAGAGCCTGCGCGTCAGCCTGCAAACCAGCAAGTCGGGCAAAAAGTTTCTGACCGGACAGGGTGGCTCCCGTGCGAAAGCGCTGGCCACCGTCGCCATGACGGATGCCGTCAAGAGGTTTGTCAACCTGTCCGGCACACCGGCCCCCAACGGGCTGCAAGACCTATGGGGTTGTTGCTGGTACCTTGACGGCGGTCGGCGGCTCGGCCACAGCTTCACCTCGTTCAGCCATCGGTGGTTTCGCACCATCCCCGGCAGCACCCCGGCGCAGGCCCGCATTGAGCCAATGCCATTTGCCGACGAACAAATCCGCGCAGCAATCAAAGATGTGACGGTGGCCGTTGAGGCAAAAGATCACTTCAACCTGCCACCCCTGATCGAGAACGTCATCCGGGTTGACCTCCCGCCGAAAGCGCTGGCGCACTACAAAGAGATGGAAAAAGCGCTGTTCACCGAGATTGAGGGCAATCCGCTTGAGGCGTTCAGCGCTGGCGCAAAGGCGCAGAAGTGCCTGCAAATTGCAGCAGGTGCGGCGTACACCAACGATGCCGGCGATTGGGTGGAAGTCCACAACGCCAAGATCGAAGCGCTGGAAAGCGTCATCGAAGAGGCGGCTGGAATGCCGGTGCTGGTGGCCTACCACTTCAAGAGCGATCTGGCGCGCATCCTCAAGGCATTTCCAAAGGCCCGGCACCTCGGCCAAGACCCGAAGTTGATCGACCAGTGGAATGCGGGACAGATACCAATCTTGGTTGCCCACCCCCAATCGGCAGGACATGGGCTGAGTCTGCAACACGGCGGCAACATCCTCTGCTTTTTCTCTAGCAACTGGTCACTTGAGGCCGACTTGCAAATCATGGAACGCCTCGGGCCAACACGCCAAGCGCAAAGTGGATACAACAGATCGGTGTTCGTGCATCGCATTGTTGCGAAAGGCACGCTAGACGAGGTTGTTATCGCACGCCTCAAGTCAAAGGCATCTGTGCAAGACGCACTCATGGAAGCCATGAAACAAAATGCGAAATAAATTCAATAGTTTTTTCGCAAACGCGAAATAAGTGCTAAACTTCGCATCAACAACACACGAAAGGAAATGCGAAATGGCAGTTAACGGAATTGAGATTGAAGTGGGTCAGAAGTGGCGAATGGCGAATGGCGGTTTGACGTTGATCATCAATGAAAACGACGACGACCAATATATGTTTGTCACCGCACACGGCACCGTGACAGAAAACGGGACAACGTGGGTGGGCGATAAACCCCATGAATACGACCTCGTTGAGTTGGTCGATAACGGCGTTGCCGAATCCCTCGCCGTTGAAATGCTGACCGACCTCGGATGGTCGTTCGACGGTCAGTGCTGGATACAGGACAAACCCGATGGCTACGAAAAGTTGTCCGATGTGCTTCACCGCGCATTGCTGCAAGCCAGCCAGGGCAAGGGCAAAGAGCGTCATGCCAGCGGCGACACGCCGTTCGAGGAACAGCCAATGGCCACGATCAACCGGCAGTTGGGCAGCGTCCACGGGTTTATCTATCAGGCCCACAAAAAATCTCTTGAAGCTATGCGCCTACCCGCTGGCCGCGATGTGGCTGAACTGCTTGGCAGCATTAACTATCTCTGCGGAGCCGTTATTGCGCTTGAGAGTTGGGCACGGAAAGACTGACGTAACCGCGTTACCCTTCAACATTTAACCCAAAGGGAACAAATCATGTGGCTAACAACAATCTCAATCATCGTATGCACTGCAGCCGGTTTCATGGCCGGTCGCCGGTCGGTCAAGACCCCGCCACCACCAACCCACGCCGACACGCTGCGCCTTGACTTTCTGGCCAAGACCCGTTTCTGGCTGCTGTTCAATGAACAGCAGCAGGCATGGGCGGTCATGGGCAGCGACAACAAGCCGATCAACGCGCGCATCACAGTGCGCGATGCCATCGACGCGGCGAGGGTCACAAAAAATGGATGACGCAGACGTTACAGCCGAGCGCGATGTGGCTGAAGCCCCGGCGCGGCTGGCCGCAAGCTGGAGGCCAGAAGGCCCACAGCCAAATGGCCGGTGTCACTATTGCGACGAAATACTCGGTGACTATGACCGTTGGTGCGACACGGATTGCCGTTCAGCATGGGAACGAGATACCAAACTCAGGAGTCGAAAGTGAGTGAACTGAAACTGATCCAGAAAGCCGCTGATCAAATTGGCTACTCCGAAAAGGCGATCCAGCGCAAAATCCAAGACGGTGTTTGGATTGAGGGTTACGAGTACGTCCGCGCGCCGGATGGCCGCATACTCATTGACCTCGGCGGTTTTGAACGATGGGCACGCGGGCAACCGCGAGAACTCAGGAGTGCATGATGGGACGCAACGCAACGGCAGGCCACGTTGAGATTCGAGAAAACAGCCTGCGCATATCATTCCAGTGGCAGGGCGCAACCTGCCGCGAGACAGTCAAGTTGAACGGCACGGTGGTTACGCCGACCGCCGCCAACGTCAAGTTTGCGACACGGCTTGCCGCTACCGTGCAGGCCGAAATCAAGGCCGGCGTGTTCTCATACGGCAAGCACTTCCCCGACTCGCCGCGCGCCACGGCAGAAAAGGTGCAGACCTTTGGTGAACTGGCAGCGCATTGGTTTGCCTCAAAGGGTCAACTTGAAGCGGCAACTCAAGACCAATACCGTAATGCAATCGCCGTGTGGGAAACCATCCTCGGCAAAGACACTGGCGTGCCAATGCTGACCTATCAATATCTCGCATCCAAGATCGGCGCGAAAGATTGGGCATCCGGCAAGTCGGCCAACAACTATTTGATTGTGCTGCGCGGCATCATGGGCTTTGAGTTCAACGGCGCAAAAGCATCGCTGAACCCGATGGTCGGCATCAAAAACCTGAAGCACACACCCAAGCCCGCTGACCCGCTGACAGCAGCCGAGCGTGATGCCATCCTTGATGACATGCGCAAGCACTATGACGTTCGCGTGTGGGCTTATTTCGCGTGGGCATTCAGCACCGGCATGCGCCCCGAGGAAATCATCGCCCTGCGCTGGTCGTCCATCGACTTTCGTTCTGAGATAGCCCGCGTCGAGCGTGTCCGAACGTTCAAAGGGTCAGAGCGCGACGGTGCCAAGACATCAGACAGCGAGCGCGATGTTGATCTGGTACCGCTGGCCCTGGATGCGCTGACGGCCATGAAGCCGTTCACATTCATGAAGGGTACTGATGCCGACATATTCGAGCACCCGGTGCTTGGTAAGCCGTGGCACGACGAGCGCAGCCAGCGTGATACCTATTGGGTGCCGACATTGCGCCGCCTTGGCATCCGGCAGCGCCGCGCCTATGCCACGCGCCACACCTATGCGACCGTCGCGCTGATGGGTGGTGTAAACCCCGCTTATGTCGCCCGCCAGATGGGCCACAGCGACACGAAAATGTTTTTCGGCACGTACACCAAGTGGATTGACGGTGCCGACAACGGCATTCAAAAGGCGGCAATGGCAAAAGCGATGCACCGCGATATTTCCCTGCAATCTCCCTCAGACCTGCAAAAACCAAGTTCCTCATTGGAGAACCTTGGTAGGCGCGATTGGACTCGAACCAATAAATCGGGTACGGGAGGGTAACACAGGGCCACACTCTTTAGTGAACACAGTGCCAACCATACCCCTGAATACCCCTGAAAACCATGATTTTTCCCCGTATATCTCCCTGAACGTCAAATGAAATACAAACCAAAAACCACCCTTCGCGGCCCTTGGCCAACGCCAGAACAATTCGCAGAATCTGCTTCTGCGTCAACACTGAGGGTGCCGCGTGTACCGCTTCCCCCAGGTGAAAACGCGACAAAGACCAAAATCAAAGAGTACCTGAGAGCATTTTCATGCGCCACGATAAAACAATTGACCGATGCCGTAGGCTCGAATAAAAGCACCACGGCATCTGCGGTGCGCTCACTACTTGAGGACAATCAGGTCGGCTGGAAAATACTACTGTCGGATGATCGGATGCGTAAAACACGCCACTATTTCATTCGGAGGACGATATGAGAACCATCGTCTCGGGTAAAGTCACGCTGCAAGACATCGCAGACGCTGACCTGATTGCCGGCATCGTGCCAACATCGTTTATCACCAACGGCAAGTCAACCCCACCGGCCAGCCAGTTGCCGACCGAGGTCATGCCGATCTGCCCAATGCTGCCGGATGCCGGCGAGCGTCAGCGGGATTGGACAATGTGCCTGCACGCTGACGCACTGATCGTGTCGGGCGGCAATGACCACTTGGTCAATTGCGCGCGCAAAAGCAAGCTACTGATTTACGAGGTCTGACGTGAACTACA